ATGCAATAATAGCATATCAAAGAGGTGATAAGGATGATCCAGTATTCAATAGAGTTACCGATATACATCCAGATGGTTCATCTTTAACTTTAGCAACAACACAAACTGTTGCTGGTGTTAATGATGGATCTGTTTTAGCTGCTGGTATAAGTACAACTTCAACATTTAGAATTAAATCTCCTAGAATTATTGGATTACATGATTCTGGTCTTTTCAGTAGAATGCCAAGACCTAATGTTTCTACAGTAGATACTTCAAATTCTAATCTTATTATCAGTCGTCAAATAAAAGGTAAAGCATCATCCTCCAGTACGTTAGAATTAACTAGTGGTGATGGTTTAGATATTAGTGCTGGAATTTCTAGTGCATATTTTGAACCATTTGATGCAGAAAGATATTCTATAACATATGCAAATGGTGCAGTTGAAACATTAACATCAGATCAAGTTAGTATTACTAATGGTGGTAATAATATAAAATTCACTGGATTAGCACAGAATGCTAATTTAACTGTTAATGTAACTATGAAGAAACTTGGACTTACAAGTAAGTCTAAAGATTATATTAGAAGTCAACAAGTAGAAATAACAAGAAGTAGTGGAGCAAAAGCATTAACTGGATTAACAACTAGTACTTCTTATGGTGTAAGAGTTGAAGATAATGAAATTTGTTTAAATGTACCTGATGTTGCAAATGTTCGTGCTGTTTATGAAGCTAAAGATAGTAGTAAACCAGTTCTTGATAAATTAACATTTGTTTCTGGTCTTGCATTAAATACTACTGCTATTGTTGGTGAAAAAATCCTTGGAAAAACTAGTAGAGCAATAGGTCAGATTGTTAGTAGAACTGCAACTGATATAGAATATGTTTATCTTAATGCTAATAGGTTTGAAGTTGGTGAAACTGTAAAATTCAAAGAATCAAATGTAGAAGCAAATATACAAGTAATAACTCCAGGTAATTACACTGATAAGACTAGAAATTATAAACTTGATAAGGGTCATCGTGAACAGTATTGTGACTATTCAAGAATAGTTAGAAAAACTAATTCAACTCCACCTAGCAAAAGGTTGTTGGTAGTTTATGACCAATATAAGATTGCTGCTGGTGATACTGGAGATGTATTTACTGCAAATTCTTATACTAAAGATAGGTATACTTATGATATACCAGCGGTTGGTGGATATAGAGCAACAGATATTCTTGACTTTAGACCAAGAGTAACCGAATTTGACCCTTCTGCAGGTCCAAATGCAAATCGCTCACCATTCTCATTTAATGCAAGAGCATTTGAGGAAACAAATCCATATGTTGTTACACCTGATGAGAGTTCTGTTTTAGGTTTTTCATATTATCTACCTAGAATTGATAAGTTAGTTATTGATAAATTTGAACAAGTTAAGTTAATTAAAGGTGTTTCAGCAGAAAATCCTGCACCACCAATAGAAGTTGGTGATTCTATGGTAGTTGCTGAAATTGAATTCCCACCATATTTGTATGATCCTGTTAAGCAACCAAACATAAGATTATATGATAATAGAAGATTTACTATGAGAGATATTGGTAATCTTGAAAGAAGGATTGTCAATTTAGAAACATTTACAACTCTTAGTGCTCTTGAGTTAGAAACTAAATCTTTACAAGTAAAGGATGCAGATGGTTTAGATAGATTTAAGAGTGGATTTGTTGTTAATAACTTCAAAAATAGAGATTTTGTAGACTTCAATAGAGAAGACGGATCAAGATGTGATGTTGATGTTCCAAATAGTCAACTTATTAGTGCTGTTGATTTTTGGTCATTAAGAGCAGAAGTAGCATTAGATCCAGGTATTGATCCAGATTCTGCAGATTTAAATTCTAATCTTAAGTTATTAGATGGAAATTGTCAGAAAACTGGTGATCTAATAACACTAAAATATACACAAGTTGCTAGTGAAATCAAGAATTTACAGGCAACACAAGTAGAGAATGTTAACCCATTTAACGTTATTGTGTTTGTTGGTGCATGTGTACTTGATCCACCATCAGATAACTGGGTTAGAACAATTTATGTTGATGACTACAGAACAGAATCAAGTGGTGCAGAATGGGCACAAATAGCAAACGTAGTTAATCAAAACTCTAGTTCTGCGA